GCCAAGAATAAATTCGCTGCGCAGGTCGGTTCTGTTTATGCGAACGCGTCCGGCGCAGACACCTGCATTTTATGGTTTGCCGTAGGCAAAGCCGCCTGACCGCCGACCAACCGACAGAAAGAACAAACATGACAATTTATTTTAAAGACCAAGCCTTTTACGACTGCGACACCCCCGAACAAGCACCCGAGGGCGCGCTTCCCGTAAGTCCCGAACAACACGCCGAGCTGCTCGCCGCCCTCAATTCCGGCTGCATCGTGTCTGACGATTTGACCGTTTCACCGCCGCGCCCATCCGAATACCACATTTGGGACGGGGAAAAATGGAAAATCAGCAAAGCCGATGCTGCCCGCCTCAAGACCGCCGCCATCGCCTCAGTGTGGGAACGCATCAAACAGAAACGGCACGAAAACCTACGCGGCGGCGTGTATGTTGAATCGGCTGCCAAGTGGTTTCACAGCACCGATGAAGCCCGCCAGCAATACACCTTTATGCGCACGCTGCCACAACTGCCGCCCGATTTGATGTGGAAAACGATGGACGGCGGCTTCGTCAAGCTCACGCGCGAACTCTTGGACGAGTTGAGCCTGAAGATGTTGGCCGACGAACAGAAAGACTTTGCCAATGCCGAGCGGCATCGCACCCTGCTGGAACAGGCGGAACAGCCTGAAACCTACGACTATTCCGACGGCTGGACGGAAATTTATAAGGAGGAATCATGACTAAAAAAACGATCTACCTCGCCTTATACAAAGGCAACCGAGAGGGCTGGAGCATTGCCTCAGTCAAAGCCAGATTTGGGGATTGGATAACGCGCAAAATTACGCGCGGCATCTACTCCCATTGCGAAATCGCCGTCCCCTGCGCCAACGGCGGCTACGCCTGCTATTCGTCCTCCATCCGCGACGGCGGCGTGCGCGTCAAGAAAATGGATTTGCCGTCTGAAAAATGGGATTTGATCGAACTGCCCGGCGTTACCGCCGCAGATCTCGACCGCGTATGGCAGGAGGCACAGGGCAAGAAATACGACTGGTCGGGAGCAATCGGCACGGTTTTAAAAATCCGCCAACGCCCCGACAGATGGTTCTGTTCCGAATTTTGCGGGGCAGTCATGGGCATTCCAGACGGCTGGCGGTTCTCCCCGAACGACTTGGCGGCCATCGCCCAAAAGGGCGCGCGATGAACCCTTACCGATTTTGCCAAACACAAATCGACAAGTGGACGGAAATCAGCCGCCGACCTTGCCCTGTTTGAACGGGCGGAAAAAGAAATCGCCAACTACCGAGAAATGCAGAAACGCTACGCGCCCGAAAACGTGAACGCTTCAGACGGCATCCCCGCTAAAACCAACCCGTAAAACACGCGCGGCTTTCCGCCCCCGCCGCCCTGATTTTTAATATCGAAATCCATTCCCCGAAAGGACAACGCACATGGCAACCGCCAACCGCCACCACGGCATCACCGCCAACGAATACACAGAAGGCGTACGCAGCATCGGCGACATCTCCACCTCCGTCATCGGCATGGTTTGCACCGCCGACGATGCGGACGTGAAGGCCTTCCCGTTAAATACGCCCGTTTTTTCAACCTCTGCCTATGACCTGCTCGGCAAAGCAGGCAGCAAAGGCACGCTCGCAAAATCGTTAGACGCCATCGTCGACCAAGCTGACGCGCAGGTCGTCATCGTGCGCGTGGCCGACAGTAAAAACGCGGAAGAATTAAAAGCCAACGTCATCGGCACTGCCGAGGGCGGCGTGTTCACCGGCTTGAAAGCCCTCCGACGCGCCAAAGCCGTAACAGGATTCACCCCCAAAATTCTGGGCTGCCCCGAATTAGACGGCCAAGACGTATTGACCGAATTGGTTGGCGTGGCACAAGCCACCCGCGCCTTTGTGTACGGTGCAGCAGGCGGCAGCGGCGACATTACGGAAGTCGCCAACTACCGTAAAAACTTCGGCGCGCGCGAGTTGATGCTCATCGACAACGAATTTATGACGTTCGACCCGACCAGCCGCGCATCGGCACCTGCCGCCACCATCGCCCGCGTTTTGGGCGCGCGCGCCAAGCTCGACCGCATCGCAGGCTGGCACAAATCCATTTCAAACACCGAAATCAACGGCGTTTCCGCTCTCAAATTCGCGCGTACCTTCGACCTGCTCGACAAGAACTGCGAAGCGAACACCCTGAACAATGCCGACGTAACCACTCTGATCAGGGAAGACGGTTTCCGCGTATGGGGCAACCGCACATGCACCAACGACAGCATGATGGCGTTCGAAGTGGCTACGCGTACCGCCCAAACCATTCAGGAAACCATCGCCTCCGCCTTCATGTGGGCATTGGACAAACCGATGCACCCAAGCCTGATGGAAGACATCATCATGGCGGTGAACGCCAAGCTCGCCGAATATGTGAGCAAAGGCTACATCCTCGGCGCGCGCGTCTTCGTCGACAAAACCTTGAACACCTCCGAAACCGTGCAGGCGGGCAAGTTCGCCGTCAGCTACGAGTTCACATGGGTGCCGCCGCTGGAAAACCTAACATTCAACCAGCACGTCTCCGATACCTTCTTCGTGAACCTTGCCGACAAGGTCGTCAGCTTCGCCAACACCCTCAAACCGACTACGGTTTGATGCCGTCTGAAAGGAAGAAAATATTATGAAAATGCCCAAAGTCCTAAAAGGCTTCAACCTGTTTGTCGACGGCGTGAACCAGTATGGCGTCGTCGTGGACATCACACGCCCCAAAATCAGCCGCCAAACCGAGACCTACACGCCGGGCGGCGCGATGACAGAAATGACCGTCGTCCACGGCTTTGAAAAGCTGACGATGGAAATCACATCAAAAGGCTACGATGCCGACATGCTCAAATCAATGTCCGGCAGCATCGGCGGCAAGCTGCTTCGCTATCAGGGCGCATTGCAGGAAGAAGACGGCACAGGCTACCAAGTATTAAAAGGCGAAGCGCGCGGCCGCATCACAGAAGCCGACCCCGGCAGCGACAAGCAGGGCGAGGGCGGCGAGCATAAATTCACGGTTGAGCTGGTTTACTGGAAAGAATCCGTGGACGGCGAGCCGATTGTCGAAATCGACGTTATCGCCAACAAAGCCGTATTCGGCGGCAACGACGAACGCGCCGGATTGCGCGGCGCATTGGGCCTTTAAACAGAAGGGGCGCGCGCCCCTTTTCAAACAGGATAAAAAATGAAACAGACCATCAAAATCAACGACGACGGCACCGTCTCGGTCGAGCTGTCAAACGGCGGCCGCTACACCCTGCGCGAGCCATTGGCCAAAGACATGGAAGGCTTAGGTCAGGATTTGATTAAAATCAAACACACCGACAGCGTGCAAAAGCTGCTGGCCAAAATCTCAACGCCGCCCCTGACGCGCATCCAATACGGGCAGCTCACCCTGTCCGACGCGCAAGTGTTGAACGCAGCGATTGATTTTTTTTCAGCGCCGCCGTCAGCCAAAGCCGAGATGCAGGCAGCCATGCAGGAATTGGGCTACTCCCCGGATTCAAATACCGAGCCGACACCTTCGCCCGAATCATAAGCGGCGCGCCCGACATCTTCCAGACGGCGGCAGAGGCGGGCGGCAAATCCTACCGCCTCATCGACGACTGCATCGCCCAATGCGCAGCTTCATTCGGCAGCTTGGAACGCTTCGAACAGTGCAATGCTGCCGAATTGCTCGACTGGACAGATCGCGCCGTCAGAATCAGCACCCCCGAATAAAAAATGCCGTCTGAACCCCTTTCAGACGGCATTTTTAAAGGACTCCAACAATGCCTAAAAACCTAGAATTAAAAATCATCATGTCGGCAACCGACAAAGCCAGCGTGGCTTTTAAAAAGCTGCGAGAGGGCGGCAACGTTTTAGCGCAAAGCCTGAAAAAGGCAGAGGCAGAATTGCATGATCTGGATAAAGCCCAAGCAAATCTATTAAGGAAAAACAAATTAAATAAAGAATTAAGCAAAAACGGCGAAGCAATAAGAAAAACCGCCGCCGAAATCCGCCGCCTGAATAACGAAATCGCCAAAACAGGAACAGCGAGTAAAGAGCAGGAAAAAGAATTAAGAAACTTGACCAAGGCAAATGAAAAGCGGACGCTGGCACAAGAGAAAAACTGGGAGAAAGTCAGAAAACTTGACCAGGCATTAGCCGCCGCCGGTATCACGGCCAAGAGATTCACAAACGCGCAAGACCAATTAAATAAAAAACACGAAGCGGCATCTAAAGCAGTAGAAAAACAACGGCTGGCATACGAAAAATTACAAAATGCCCAAAATAAAGCCGCCGCCGCCAAAGCCCAAATGGGCGATGCCGCGATGCGCGCCACCACCATGATGTACACCGCGCGCGGAATCGCAGACACCACGCGCAACGTCTTATCCGCGCCAGTTGCAGCCTACGCCCAAAGCGAAACCGCCTCCACCGACCTGCGCGCGGCCATGATGGACAACACGGGCAAAGTTTCCGCCCAATACAAAGACATCGACAACCTGGCCACACGCTTGGGCGACCGCCTGCCGGGTACGACCGCCGACTTTAAAAACCTGATGACCATGCTGATCCGTCAAGGCATGAGCGCGCAGACCGTCTTGGGCGGTACGGGCGAAGCCGCCGCGCTCTTGGCAGTACAACTCAAAAAAAGCCCCGATGCCGCCGCCGAAATGGCAGCCAAGCTGCAAGACGCAACGCGAGGCACAGAAAAAGAGATGCTGGCCATCATGGATCAAGTCCAACGCCTCTACTATTTAGGCGTGGACGACAATAATATTCTTGGCGCGTTTTCCACCCTGGCTCCGGCACTAGATTTGATGAAAGTCAGCGGTGAGCAAGCCATGAAAACCATGGGGCCGCTGATTGCGATGCTTGATCAGTCTGGAATGTCGGGTGAGAAAGCGGGCAACGCTTTACGTAAAGTATTTGACCGTTCTTTGAGCGTGGAGAAATTTGAGAAGCTTAAAAAACTGACGGGCGTATCGTTGGATTTTACAGACGGCAAGGGCAATTTTGCCGGACTGGAAAAAGCATTTACCGAACTGGCCAAACTTAAAAACCTGACCGATGTGCAGCTCAAGCAAGTGTTGGGCAAGGTATGGGGTGATGATGCCGAGACTATCGGCGCATTAACTACCATGATTAAAAAAGGCAAGGAAGGTTATGATGAATACGCTAAAAAAATGCAGGCGCAGGCCAGCCTCAATCAGCGCGTCAACGACCAGCTCGGCACGCTCGCCAACCTCTGGGACGCGGCCAGCGGCACGTTCACCAACTTTTTAGCCAAGATGGGCGAATCCGTCGCCCCCCAATTGAAAGAGCTGACCAAATGGATCGGTGGAATCAACGAAAAATTGAGCGATTGGGCGGCGAAGAATCCCGAAACCGCCGGCGCCATCATGAAAACCGCCGCCGTCATCGGCGTATTTCTGACCGCCGTGGTCGGCATCGGTGCCGCGCTTTCCGCCGTCCTCGTCCCCATCGCCTTATCGAAATTCGCATTTTTCAGCCTATTCGGTGGAATGGGCAAAGTCATCGGCGGCGCGTTGGGCTTGGCGGGAACGCTGCTGAAGCTGGGCGGCGCGTTGGCGGCGTTCGGCGCGAAAGCCTTGGTTTTCCTGGCTACCAACCCATTCGGCTGGGCCATCCTCGCCGTCGGCGCGCTCGTCGCCCTGTACGTCTACTGGGATAAAGTCAAAGCCGCTTTAATCACGGGCTGGGAATGGATTAAAAAAACCTTTGCCGCCAATCCCCTGTTGTACGCCTTCACCGGCCCGGTCGGCGTCATCGTGTTGCTAGGTACGCACTGGAAGCGTCTATGGAACGCGCTGGTTTCAGGCTGGGAGTGGCTGAAAAAAGTATTTTCAAGCAACCCGATTGCTGCCGCGCTCCACGCCGCCGTCAACCCGATAGGTGCGCTAATTGCCAACTTTGACAGGCTCAAGGCGGCCGCATCGGGCGCGCTGGATTGGATGAAAAAAGCCGTCGGTATCGGCACGCCCGCCAAAGCAGCGGAAACGGCAGCAAAAGCCCCGACCACCAAGCCGCGCGGCTTTTCCACCGGCGGCTACACCGGCGCGGGCGGCGTCAACGAAGCGGCGGGCATCGTCCACAAAGGCGAAGTCGTCTTCAGCCAGCGTGATGTAGCGCGTTTCGGCGGCTGGCAGGCGGTCGAAGCCCTGCGGCGCGGCGGCGCGGGCGTACTCGCCGCCATCGGCAACCGATTGGGCATGGGTCATTCAGACGGCAAACACGCGCCCCTGCCGAGTCCCCAGCGTTTCCATGCCGCACCCGCCGCCGTTGCAGGCGACACCATTACCGTCAACGTACACGCCGCTCCCGGCATGAACGAAGACTCGCTCGTCTCCAAAATCATGGCGCACCTGCAAGAACACAGCCGCGCCAAGCAGCGCCGACTCAATTCCTCCTATTTTGATAAGGATTAAAAATCATGATTCTGCTCGGTACTTTGGGCTTTTTCGTTTTTGTGATGAAAACCGTGCCCTTCAACCAAATCAGCCGCAGCCAGTCTTGGCGGCATCCCGACCAAGCGGCGGTCGGCACCATGCCGCCCTCACAATTCACCGGCAAAGACCCGGAAGAAATTACCATCGAGGCAGAGCTGCGCCCCGAGGTAACGGGCGGCCCTGCCGACATCGAGCTTTTGAGACTTATGGCAGACACCGGCAAACCGTACCCACTCATCAGCGGCACAGGTCAAATCATGGGCAGCTACGTCATCACCGGCATACAGGAGCGCGGCAGCCGCCTGAACCAAGACGGAAGCCCGCGCGCCATCTCGTTCAGCATGACGCTCAAAAAAGTATCAGACAGCCCGCTAGGATTGGAAGGTACAGCCCTCAACGTCGCCGTCGCCACCGTTCGCAGCCTCACAGGAATTTAACCATGCCCGACTTCGCATCAGCCGCCAAAAACGCCGCCGGAAAAATATTCGACCAAATCAGCGGCAAAAACGCCCGACATCTGACCCCTCAAGCCGTGTTGACCATCAACGGCCGCCCATTCGGCACCAAGACCCAAAGCCGCATCATCAGCATCAGCCTGACCGACAAGCGCGGTTTTGAAGCCGACGAGCTGAACATCGAGCTTGACGACGAAGGCGGCGCGATCGCCATTCCAGAAATCGGCAACGAAATCACGCTGCAACTGGGCTACGCCGAAACAGGATTGATTGACAAGGGCAAGTTCAAAGTATCGGAATTTACCGCATCAGGCAGCCCCGACCGCCTCAACATCACCGCCCGCGCCGCCGACCTGGCCGAAACACTCGCCGAGCAGGTAGAGAAGAGCTGGCACAAAAAAACACTTTATGAAATCATCGAAACCATCGCCAAGAAACACGGCTACCCCCATAAAATCGCCGACCGATACAAACAGGAAAAAATAGCCCACATCGACCAGACCAACGAATCCGATGCCTCATTCATGAGCCGCCTCGCCGAGCAGTACGACGCGATTGCCACCGTCAAAAACGGCACGCTTCTCTTCATCCCGGCAGGCGGCGGCGAAACGGCAGGCGGTAAACCCATTCCGCCCGCCGCTATCACGCGCGCGGCAGGCGACAGCCACAGCTTCAGCTATTCAACCTCCGACAGCTATTCCGCCGTACGCGCCTACTACACCGACCGCCGCACCGGAAACAAAAAAGAAGTCGTGGTCAACCAAGACAACGCCTACCCAGAGCGCAAAACCGTCAAAAAAGAAAAAAAGGTAAAAGGCAAAACCTTCCAAGCCAATAAAAAAGAAAACATCAACCGCCGTATCGATGCGACGGGGCAGAAAATCAAAACCCTGCGACACCTCTATGCCACCGAGAACGCCGCGTGGTCGGGCGCGCGAAGCGCCTATAAAAAACTCAAGCGCGGCACCGCCCAATTCAGCATCACGCTTGCCGCCGGCCGCCCAGACCTGTTCCCAGAAACACCGGCAACCGTGAGTGGCTTCAAGCCAGAAATCGACGCCGAGCAATGGCTTGTTACCGAGGCCGCCCACAAGCTCGACGGCGGCGGCTACACCACCGCCATCACGCTGGAAGCACGGTTTGAAGAGGGCGGGCAGGGATAACAAAATGCCGTCTGAAAGCCCTTCAGAGTGCGAAGCCTGCCCGTAGGGTGCGGCATTGCCCCTCCGTTTACCCGCAAAAAGCCGCCAAGTTTGCGGCTTGGCGGCGGTCGGGCTATTTTTGCATCTCTTCGCGGATTTTCTCCTTAACCCATTGGGAAAAGTTAACTTTATCTACAAAATCCAATAACTCTTGTTCGGTATCGCGGTTAAATGAAACGCCGCGATGCGCCCGCTTTTCCTTTTCGTATCTCTTTTTTGATTCGGCTATTTTGTCTTCTTCCATAGGTATGCTCCTTGATTTTTTATCGGATTGCGTTAAAATGGCAGCAGGTTTGAATCGGAAGGGGCGCGGTGTTCTGCCACCCCTTTGTTTAAAAGCTATTTTCTAATTACATCCCCGAACAGTTTGCAATCAGAAAAATTATCAGCAATATAAACAGTTTCCAATTCATTTTGCTGCTCCTTTCCATTCAGACTTAACTTGCCCCGATTGGTTGCCGCCTTTCGGGGCTAAGTGCTTTCTGAATGGTTGTATTATATTTCGTTGTTACGAAAAAGTCAAGCCTTTCCTCCAATAAAATCAAAGAAAAATGCCGTCTGAAATTCAGACGGCATTTTTAATTTTATTAATCAAATTAATTGAAGCGGATGTAGCTAATTCCTTGTCCAGCGTCCCTGATGTGCAGGCAATACTCAAGTCTGATAATTCAGGGTCAATATCAATTTTAATTTTATAATCTACACAAAACTTCCTGGTCCCTCTTAGAAGCTCATTTAAATAGAACCGCGCAATATAAACAGTTCCATCCTCTGCTGCTTTAATCAAACTCACAATATGGGCATCAATGGCATCTAATTTTCCTTGCTTGCCTTTTCTCTTTTCGTAACGGGAATTAACAAATAGTCCGATCAGAAAAGTAAGAGAGGGAATCCCTATGTCTTTGAAAACAGAATAGCCGTCCATATCAATTTTGAGCCACTCTTGCCAAGCGCTCTTGCTCTGATTCTGCTAGTTCCAAGATTTTCCCAACAGTCAACGGATAATATTGGAAATCCGCATGTATTTTGACACGGTCACGAACCTCATCATAGCTAAAGCCATTTTTTTTGACTAAATCAACAAAAACACCACCAAGGAAAGCAGAGTCTAAATAATCGCGCAAACCATTAAAGTCAATGGTGACAGTTTGTGATTTTTCTAGAGCAGGTAACAAGTATTTTTCTCGGAAACTAGCCCCATTCAAGCCTTTAGCATTATCTTCATCATTTCTTCCCCAGGGGTCATTTGAATAATCGGCAATACGTAGAGTAACAGTATCAGACATAACATATATCCTTAGTGGGGTAATTGAAAGGACCATTCAACCATGGTCCCAGACAATGAGCAATCAGGGTAAAACACAAAATCAAGATCGTTATTTTGAGCAGCTAGACCGTTACGATGGCAGGCTGCGCGACCTGTTCTCAAAAATAAGCTAGAACCTGGGAGATTGTCAAGAGGCTCTGTCAAACAAGAAAGACCAAAGCCGCGGCCAGCGCCAATCATCCTACTCATGCCAGGTTTCAAAGCCTCTTCCAAAATCCGATTATCAGGTATCGCAGAATAATCTTTATTCCTATCTACCGTGGCATGATTGACATAAGAATCTACAATCCCAACTCCTAAATCATAAATCAAAAAATGGACTTGCCGTAGAGCTGGGGTATACCAAAACATCTGCCACCACATTTTATCCCGATAATGGTCATACTTATCATCACTAGCTTTGCTGTCTATATAAGCATGGTTAGCGATATTTAATTGCGCTTCTTTAATAGCATGACGAAGGGTCCTAAAGAATTTCTCAACTTCATCTACGCTGTATTTACCGCCTTTAGAGAAAGCATTTTGATAATAATCCAATTGCGCAAAAGTCGACTTTCTTGCTGTCTCAATTTCTGCACACTTAACAAATTGGAACAGACCATCTGGACTGCCTTGTCCAACCGGATGAGTTAAGGCGTCCAGTAATTTTGTCTTTCTCAAAAGCTCTGCAACCGGAGAATTTGCACAATTCACGATAACAGATTGTGTGAATCCGCGCTCCTGCTGAATATTGTTTACATGAGCATACAAAGCCAAAGCAGCCGCTGCAGTAATCTTGCGAGTATGAGATAGGTCAATACAAATAACAGGAGTATCCATATAAAGCTGAGAAAAAAAGGTAACGGTTTTATCAGCATTCCCATAAAGACACAAATCTTCAGGAGCGGTTATGATCTTTCCTAAAGGGATACTCATTCCTAATCCTCTAAATATCCAAAAAATCCAATGGTAGCAAATTCTTATAAATAAAATACTTCGCCGGTACTTATTTTGACAACGTCGCCGTCTATACGGTCAATTCGGAAAGTCCGAGTATCATGTTTATCCAAATCCCAGCCATACAAATAGAGGCCGTCAAAATTACGAATGACGATGCGGCGGTCAGAAAATTCGCCGTGCGCGTTCGTATAAGAAAAAGCGATTTCATCGCCAAGACTTAGGCCGTCTGGAAGCTCTTCAATTTCCTCGTCATCGTCGAGGATAAAATCGTCATCGTCCAAATACGAATCATAACGCCGGCTTGTCTCCTCTCTCTTTTTCTGCCAAGCCTTAAAAGCGATAAAGTTTTCATAGCGCGCCCTTAAATCCGGGTCATTTCGATTGATGTGTTTAAGTCCTTCGTTATCATCAAAATCATCATCATCAAAATCGTCATTGTCAAACCCCATTTCTTTTTTAAAATCGCTTCGCCAGCCTTTAAACGGCTCATAATGCTGCTTTAATTTCGGGTCATTCGGATTGATATATTTCGACCCGCTGACCTCGGGCGGCGGTAAATCGTCGCCTTTATTTTTCTTCAATAAGGCCGTCTGCAAATCAAGTCTGCTTTTCATGCCCTTGATGAAGTCAAACAAAGCCGCAGGCGTTGGAATTTGCACGCTTGGCTTTGATACTGCCGGCTCTTTAGACGCGGCCTGCTCTTTCGGTACAGGTGCGAATCTTCGGCGGTTATATAGCCGCCAAATCGGAAACGGCAAAAATAGCGCACTGGCCGTCGCAATAAATAAAAAGTCATCTGTCTCGCTGACCGCAAGCGAGAAAATTGCCAAAGCCGCAAAGCAGCCGAAAAAGCCGACAGGAATCGTCCAAAGCAAGTGCAGTTTACTTCTTCGGGAAAACTCCATCGACAGCCACACAGAATAAAACGTACACATGCCCAAGATGAATAAGGCTACCAAATCAGACATTTCCTCGTTCATAAAATCACCTCTTTATTAAAAACTAAATATCCAAGAAATCCAACGGCAACACCTTCCAAAACTTACCGTGAATTGAGCCGCTTCACAAAATTCAAATCAAAACCCCGACAAATGCCAAGCCCCGCGCACGCGGCCGCAGATGGTGAGGTCGTCCAGCCGCCCGCCTTCGATGGTTTCCGTTCTGTATAACGGGTTGTCGCTGATGACGAGCAGGCCGCCGCCGACGGAGGCTTGCAGGCGTTTGGCTTTGAGGCCGTCGGCGAAAGAGAGCAGGTAGACGCCCTCGCCCTCAAACGAGCGGACGGAGGTATCGACAAACAGCACGTCGCCGTCCTCGATGGTGCCTTGCATGGAATCGCCGCGTGCCGTGATGACTTGGATGCGGGAGAGGTTGCCGCCGAGTTTTTCGCGCGCCCACGCCTTATCGACATGGACGAAATCGACCACCTCCACTGCCTCGTTGTTGATATAGCCGTCTCCAAGCGCGGCAACCACGTTCAGCCGCTCGAAACGGATGCGGTCGTCGGCAATGCCGTCTGAAAGGTTTTCAGACGACCTATACATTTCTGAATCTTTCCTATACTTATTTCCTAAACCATCTGCAAGCCATCGTGTAGAAAAGTTTGTCTTTTTCTCAAATGCTAATAGCGGCTTTTTACCTAAGCCGGTTTGTCCACTGAACCACTGTCCGACAAGACCCTTCGAAACACCTGCAAAGTCTGCTAAGTCCTGTTGAGTAATTAGACCGTAGTCATTCATCAATTCTTGAAGTCTGTCTTTCAAGTCCATCACAAAAATCCCAGCTAAAAAATTCTTAGTAAAAACAATGATTATTTAGAATTCTAAACTATTAATCGTTTAGTATGCTTGACTAAGTGAGTTTAGAATTGTATAGTTTACTAAACTTTGAAAAGGAAACAAAAATGAAAACAGAACAGCAAGTCAAGTTCATTCAAGAATTGGGAGGCGTGTCAGCGGTCGCAGAAATCTGCGGAATAACTCGAGGAGCAGTTTCTCAATGGCAAAAAAACGGAATCCCGAAAGCACAAATGAACTTCTTAAAAGAGAAATTCCCCTTGGTATACAAACAAATTTCAGACGGCATCCGCCGCTAAACCAAACGGATCAGAAAGATGGCAGAGCAGACGACGAAAAGATACCCCGATATTCGGGGCTGGTTGAAAGAAACCTATCCGCAGTATTACCCGTTAAGCCGCCGCGCGGAATCGGGGGAATGGGTGAGCGATTTCTACAAGGAAGACCGCCCGTTCATTTTGGCGGGTATGCGATGCGCCGCCATGCGTTGGGAAGTGCAGAAGTTTTGCGACGGCTTGGGCATGGGGCGTGGGGTTCAGGTCTTAGGCTTTATTCCGGATGATGTGTCGGAAGCGGATTTGAATCGAGTTTTTGAAGCAGCCCTTGCAGATACGCCTTTTCGGATTCGTCTTGTGTCCGCGCCGAAATGTGTTCCGTCAGTTGTCGTATATCGCCGTGAAGCTGCGGGAACTTGTCAATCAGGGCATATAGGACAAACGCGTGAGTGCGGTATTTCTTGTGTGCCTCGGCAAGCGGGCGTTGAAGTTCGAGACATTCCTCGGGCGTGATTTTTTGAGACATTTTAATTACTCCGTTTCAGGTTAAGGGAAATGACATTGTAACGAGAGTATGGCAAAGCGGAAAGACGCTTGACCCGCCGGACAGACGGCATAAGACAAATTTCAGACGGCATCCGCCGTTAAACCAACCCAGACGGAGCAGAAGAATGAAGAAATTGAAGAAATGGCAAAAACGCGCAATCAAGCACGGAATCGTTACCGTGCAGGACTGGGAAGAACTGAAGGCGCAGACCTATGAGGCAGGCGCAACGATGGCACGAAACGCCGAGCAATTCGGCGGTATTAAAGCGGTCAACCGCGAAATATTGAAAGAGCTGAAACGGCTGAACTGCCTGCGTTTCGGGCGGATTCCAAAAGAAAAACGCCCGAATCGGCAGCTGCAAACGAAGCTGAAGGATTTGGACTAACTCTAGTCAAGTTCAACGCCTCTTTGAGGGCGACGGGAATTGATCTCCTGTTTGATGCGTGCCGCTATCGCAAACATATGTTTGACATATTCGTCGTCAGTTATATATCGGTTGGCATGAGGAGCAGTCAAGGTAGCTGCAAGTTGAAAAACTTCAAATTCGGAAAGTTCCATTTTAATTACTCCGTTGATGGTTACTGGAAATGACATTGTAACGGAGTGATGACAAAGCGGAAAGACGCTTGACCCGCCGGACAGACGGCATAAGACAAATTTCAGACGGCATCCGCCGTTAAACCCGAACAAGGAGCAAAAGATGACAGAGCAGGAAATCGAAGCGGTTTTGACGGCGCAAGCCCATATCCGCGCAAGAAAAAGAGCCATGATACTCATGGCTTTGGATGAAATGAAATCGGCGTTGGACAGAAGAGGCGTGTCTATTCATCAGGACGTGTGGGCAGGATATTGCCGTCAAAGTCTTGCAGTGCTGCTTCAGCAAGACTGCGCTGAAGATCGGAAGAGCCGTGTTGCCACAATCGCCAAAGTTCTTGCCGAAAATCCGCAATACCGCCGCTCGTGCGCTCGAGAATCTTCAGGGCAACGTCCAGGGCAAACATGGCTTCAGCCTTCTGATACATGTGGAAATACAGCTCGCCGTCGTCGCGGACTTCTTCGATACCGTCTGATTCTTCGGTGTACAGATGGTCAAGAATTTCCTGAACTTGAGGTTCCAGGTAGTCGTTAAGTTTCATAACAGTGTTTCCGTTGAGTGATAAATGCGAATCGATTTTAACGGAAAGACTAAAACAGTAGAACAAATTTCAGACGGCATCCGCCGTTAAATCCAAATCGAAAGAGGAGGCCGACATGGTCGTCAACGAACTGATTATCGAGAAAACGGGCGAGCGGCACCGTCTGACCGACGGCGAAGCCGAGGCATTCCGCGCCGCCAAGCCGCTGAAACGCTTCCCGGGCATCCGCATCACGGCGACCTACCGCCGCCAAGACGGGGGCATCAGCGTGTATGCGCGGAAAGGCGAGCCATGCCGCTGAAAAACCGCCATGCCAAAGAGCCGCGCCTGCGCCTGCCTCAAAACCCGTGTCCCTGCTGTTCCTCGCCCTGCGTCGTGTACCAGTCGGTGCAGCAGACGGTTCTGACCCGACTCTTCTACCTGCGTTGCACCAACCACTTCTGCGGCTGGACGGGCGCAGGGGTATTCGAAATCAGAGGCACGATTCAAAAGCCGAGCCGCTTTTACAAGGGAGCCGACCATCCGCCCGAAATCAACGGGGAGATTCTGGAGGCGGTCAATCAGGAAATCGAGATGAAGAAGGACGAATCATGAATAAAACGACACCGGCAAAAGAAGCCGCCATGCGCGGCATCAAAGCCGCCATCGCTGCGGCAGGCAGGAAAGCAGGGCGCATCGCCGCCGCCGCTAACCGGCAGGAGGCGGCGCGCCGCCCGGCCGATTATGTGGAATTGTCCGAGCAGACGATGACAGCCGGTCAGGTGGAGCAGTTCGAGAAGGTTCAGGCAATTTTGGCGCAGGTCGGCGCGTTATTCCAATCGGTCAACACCATCAACGTTGCCTACGGGCTGGGCCTGCCGCCGCTGACGGCGTGCGAAATCAACCGCTACCGGCTGGAGATGGACGAACGCATCCGCCGCGCGGCGTACTCGGCAAAAGAGATGGGCGTGGGCGAAGTGGTTAAAAAAATCGGTACGGTGCAGGCCAAGCAGCGGCCTGCAGACAACAGGGAGGCAGCATGAATATTGTGAAAAAAGCGGCTTCGCGCCGCGCCGTGATGTGGGCGGTTTTATTCGCCGCGCTGGCCTTGTGGTCGGCAGCGGTGATGAATACGGCGAAGCCGCCGCGCGAAGCGGGCAGGTTGGCGCAGATGGACGCACAGGCAAGATGGGACGAACGCGCCACGCTGCTCGAATACGAAAGCCCGGCATACGACCCCACGCAGGGTGATGCGGAAGCCTACCGCGCCTCATCGGAGGCCGCGCCATGACCGTGCAGGAGTTATTCAATGTGATTCCGTTGTGGCAGGTCGCCCACATCATGCCGCACGAAGCGGCGCAGGTCATCGCCGAATGGCTGCACGACGAAGCGGAGCGGCGCTCTAAAACGGAATACACGGAAAAAGAAATCGCCGAATGGGCGGCGAGAATCGGAAACATCAATTGATTCATACCGGGGGGGGGATGAATATGGAACAAACCAATGCAGCAACGCCGAAGAAACGCGCAACGCCGCCGACTGTTTCGCAGCTCATGGCGGCCAAGCGCGCCATCAAGGAACGAAATGAGGCGTATCAAGAGACGAACAGGCAGATAGCGCCGACCGGCTATGCCGACCGAAACTGCATCAGCAGCATCCGCGCCGCGCAGGCGCGAAACCGCATCGCCCTGCAAAAGGGCGCGCCCGAAAGCTTGGACGCACGGCTGACCGACAACATCAGAAACCTGATGCATCTTGAGTCTTTAATCTATACCGGCAACATCATCAGCTACGGCGTAATCGAGAAAACCATCAGAGCGCACCGCGTCATCGCCTCAATTTATGACGACGCGAATTTATTGGACGCAACACGCCGCGCCGAGCAGGCGTTGAACGACTTGGCAGACCGCCGAGCGGCAGGCGAAGAACCCAGCCCCAACCAATGCCGCGCCATCCTGAAACCGGTTGTGCTGTTGATCGGGTTTGCCGCCGCCTATGCCGAAATCGTCCCCGCCGCCGCCGTGCAGCTCATCGCTGAGTTCTGCTCGTCGGTGCAGGCGTCGATCTACACCACCGCGCTCTACGACCGCCCGCTGCGCTACGTCGTCGCCTTGTTCGACATCATCAATGGCGCATCCCTGCGCCAAATGGCAAAAACGATGGGCGAGAAGGAAAACGCCCTACGCGACCAAATACTAGACGCGGCCCACTGCTTCTACCGAATCGCCGAATGCAGCCGCGATTGCAACCCGCCGGAGGGCATACCCCAATTGCGCCAGCCCGCCTTTCAAGAGCTGGCCGACTTGGAAACGCTTTACAACTTCTTAGGAAAAATGGCGCAGGGCGTGATGATTCCCTTCGAGCAGCGGACGGGCATCACCCTGATTAATTACACCGGGTTCAAAAAACAAATCGAACGCATCCAACTGGGACACATCAGCGACCTGCCGGACATCGAGACCTTGAGGGAGAGGGTGAAGCAATGAGCAAGTACAGATTGATGAATTATGAAGAGCGAGCCGAAGACGTGGAAATCGGACACATCCGCCGACTGGAAGCAGGCGTGGAGATGACGCTGGGCGACACCGCAGGGCAGTTTGACAACTTCGCCGACGCACTGACTGCCGCCCGCCGCCGATTCCCCGGCGCGTACATCGCTGAAACGGAGGCAGAAGATGCTTAGCCTCATTCTCTACATCGTTTCGCTCATCGCCCTGTTCACCTCGCTCGTGATGGCGTTGACCGATTTGTCAGGCTTGACGAATTTAGGCTATGTGGTCTACCTGCCGGCGGCAGCACTGATATTTTTCTTAGGTTTGGTGATATTGGTTTTGATGATAATGGACAAGCTCGATTGGTTGGCTGTTGGAACGGAGCGGTGAGATGTGCGAAATGCGTACCTGCAAAACCTGCGGCGAAACCAAGCCGCTTCAGGGCAATTTCAGGGTTGCTCAAATTTATGAAACCGCTGAGGGGTTGAAAACTAGCTACTACTACTCCTGCATCGTGTGCAAGAACTATGCACAGAATCAGAAACAGAAAAAACAGAGGGCCGCTGATAGAGAAGCCGCCCATCAATCTAGAGAATGGGCGCAGGCCGATGTATCGGCGAGCATCCGTGCAGCCCGTGAAGCCTGCCCGATTCTAGGTTTGGGCTTGTGGACAAATCAGGCGGCCGCGCGATGAGTACCGAGCAGGAAAAGCGCGATTTCGAGGCATGGGCGCGCAGCCGAAACCTCAACACCGACGCCAAGCCCAACGGTGGCTACTACACGCGGGAGACGAACCTCGCCGCGCTGGCTTGGAGCCGCCGCGCCCAAATGGGCGAGATGGGTTACTGGGTATCGGCATACACCCAACCGCCGCCGACCCGCCCCATTCTCTTCTTCGATGGCGAAACCGTGCAGCCGGGCTTCTTTGCAGACGGCCGCTACTTCAACGACAACGGCAAAGCCTACCCGCCCGAGGAAATCAGCTATTGGCGCGAAATGCCCGCGCCGCCGTATGGCCCGATACGCGCCGAAGACTAAACCCAAACCAAACCAAACCGAAACCGAAACCGAAACCCGAGCCGACCGATGACCCGCCCCTATTTTGAAATGCCCCCCGCGCTGGATACCGAGATCAGCCGCCTGCTGCCGCCGGGCTTGGCAGGGGTCGTCCGCAACCGTTGGGCGCGTACCGCCAACCAAGCGGGCGCGGCGGGCTATGCCAACCCCGTCAAGGCAGACAAAGAGGCATGGCGCGCGCTGGAATCGGTGCGCCGCGTCAATCTACCCGACGGCTTGGATTTGGCGGCCAGCGCGGAAACCGTGGAAACCCGCGCCGAAACCGCCGCCGCGAAATTCCGGCAGAAAGAGATGCTGGGCATCGGTTGGCAGGCGATGATGCAGGCGGCGGAAAGCGAGGGAATACGGCCGCGCGAAGTGTTCGAGCCTCAATTGCGCACCATTGCCCGCGCCTATGCAGATGGCAGCGACGCGCTCATGACGGAGGGCATCAACGGCATCGTTGGACGTCTGAAAGATAAAAACTGGTGGACGCGCCAATTCTACAAATTCATCTACCGCGCTTTTGAGGCGGTCATGCGCGAATGCGGCATGGTGCACCGCCGCGCCGGACTGTATGTCTCTAACGAGACATTACAACGATTCGAGCAGCGAAAAGCGAAGGCGGTCGAATTTTTCGGGCAGATGGAGGCCATCTGTGAAGAAACGGGCGAGTCGTTCAGCCTGTCAGAGCTTTGGGCGAAATCGCTGGCCAATCCCGCCATCCGCCGCATGGAATTAATGACGCGCATGCGCGGTTTTGACGAAATCGGCAGGGTTCACGGGCATTTCGGCTGCATGGTTACGCTGACATGCCCGAGCCGCTTCCACAAGAAACTGGCCGCCGACGGTCGGGACAATCCGAAATTCGACGGCAGCACGACGCGAGACGGCGTGGACTACCTGCAAAAAGTCTGGACGCAAATCCGCGCCAAGCTCGACCGCGAGGGCATCCGCGTCTACGGTTTCCGCGTTGCCGAGCCGCATCATGACGGCACGCCGCATTGGCACTTATTGTTATTCATGGAGCAGCAGCATCAAGACCAATTCCGCCGAATCTTCGCCAAATACGGCTGCCGAGCCGACCGCGAAGAGTTGGGACTGAGCTATTTCGAAAACGACAAAGAACGCACCGCCGCCGCCAAGGAGCGGCAGGCGGCAATCTTGAGGGATTCCGGCAAGAAAATCAGCCTTGAGAAAATCAAGGCAACGATGAAAACCGCCGATGAATTTTGGGCGCGGTTCGATTTTAAATCTTGGAAATCATCCAAAGCCTCTGCGCGTGTAGATTTTAAAGACATCGACCCCGAAAAAGGCACCGCCGCCGCTTACTTGGCCAAGTACATCTCCAAGAATATCGACGGCATGAAGTCAGACGGCGAAGGCATGGGCGAAGACGAAGAAGCCGCGCCGGGAACGCCTGCCTCCGAAACCGCCAAGCGCGTGGGCGCGTGGGCTGCCCAATGGGGCATCCGCCAATTCCAACAAATCGGCGGCGTACCCGTAACGTTGTACCGAGAGCTTCGCCGCGTGCATGTCGATGCCGATGATTCCCTGTTGTACAGGGCGGTTCACGCCGCTGATGAAGGGGACTGGGGCAAGTTCGTCGCCCTGTTGGGTGGCGAAGACTTCGCATTCGTTAAGCGCGCCGACTTGCCATTGAAGCTCTACAAAGAAGAGACCGACGAGCGGAATAAGTACGGCGAAGCCAAGCCCGCGATACTTCGCGGCGTAGTCGAGCTTGAAACAGGGGAGTACCTCATCTCGAGGGATAAAGAGTGGCAGTTGAGGCATAGGGACGGCGGCCCCGCCGCCGCTTGGACTTGTGTCAATAACTGTACGAAAACGAGAAACGGGCAATCGGCGGAAATACCAAAAGCATACAATCAGACCACGCCTGAAGAAATCGAAGCCGCAATAAAAGAATTGGAGAACTTGCCGGATTTCGGAGTGAACGCCGATGGTAAGTGGGTTGAATATTTTAGTACCGAGAAAAATAAAGATGTCCTTAATGATGAGAGCTGGGACTTCGACTGGTACGGCTTTGAGGGAGAAGAGCAGGGGCGGCACCTGCTGAAAAAATCAGAGCAAGAGCGAATCATCGGAGAAGCCGCCGCCGCTGCCGCCGCCGAGCGGCAAAAATCCATCGATTTGGCAGAGTACCGGGATTACCTGCGCCGTCTCGACAGCCTGCGCATGGACGAACCCATCATGAAACCCGCGCCGCTACCGAAACCCGCGCGCCCGAAACGCTACCAACCGCGCCCGATGGTATGGACAGCCGACGACATCTTGGCGAAGGGGCAGCAGATTTTGAACGAAATCAACAAAGAATTGAACGAATTGGACTTGTATTAACGGAGGGAGCAGTACATGAACGAATACATCACGCTTGAAGAAGTCAAGCGAATCTGGACGATACCCGGCAAAAAACCGCCGTCCACAGCCACAATCTGGCACCGCCGCCGCGCCGGTTTGATTCCCCAACCCAAACTGGTGGGAAGAGACAACCTCTACAAACGCGAAGACGTTTTAAGAATGAGAGATGAATTTTTAGCTGGTTGAAGAAGAAATAAAAAAAGCCGTCAGATTGACGGCTTTTTTTATTGACCTTATTTGTTATTTTATTTGGTATTTTAGAATTTATAATTAAATTATAATTTAAATTCAATATAATATAATTAATTTAGAATCCCACCGTTTCCGCCAGAAAACATTAACCGCCGGAAGTCATGGCGGTTTTTTTGTTCTTGTCGTGTCAATTACCATAAAAATCATCATGTTATACTATCAAGGCTCGTTAAATCAGATCAGGCGTATTCATGCTGATTCTTTTTTTGTTCGATCTTTTTGATGGTAATGCGCATGGTAATTTTTAGAGCATCGAGGAATGACTATAATGGCTACAGCCTCCCTCCGCTTGCTGCTAATAGGTTAGGGGTGCGAGGTTGAGAGACGGGCTTTATAAGCCGGTACGTTTTGAGGTGAAGATGC